ATCATCTCTAATAAACAATGCCATAATGAAACATTGTGGGCTAATAGAATCTAGATTCATGCAAACCTCCTTATACTTTGTATCATTGTTCTGCCAATTTCCTCAGCGTCTAATCTATTGTTGATTTCATTGGTCATATAAACATTTATTGCTCTCCCCCCTCCATCTTCTTCACTCATTTTTTCACTTAAGATAGTCGCTAATGTACCAGCCCAGTTATCGGTATTATTTTCCAATGGCAAAACGGCTTCTTGACCTTCTTCACCAATCATCGCAATAGTAGCATTACTTACAATACCACCCTGAGCTAATCTAGGCAATTGTATGCGTGGTATAGAATCTAAATGTACTCCAATCCACCCAAAAGCATCATTTATTAAACCAATAAAGCCATTTAACAAATCAATTGGGGCATTTATAAAGTTTTCAATAAAGGTTAATACACCGTTAATGGCTTTCTTAAATATATCGCCAATAAAGTTACCAAAATTAGCAGCAAATTCTCCAAACATTGACGTAATTCCATTCCATAAATTGCCTACTAATTCTCCAAAAGCTCCTAATAATGCACCCAGTATCTGTGGTACAGCTAATACTAAACCAAAGAATAATTGGATAGCACCCTCAATAATCATCTTAAGATTATTCGGGTCTAATAAAAATCCTACAATATTTGTTATAATTTGCGGTAACGCTTCTACTAATGCTACTAAAACTTGTGGTATAGCTTCTACTAGCTTTAAGAATATCTTTATACTAGCTTGTAAAATTCTGCTTTGGTTGTCTGGAGAAGTCAAAACATTTGCTATTTGTATAATTGCCTGTACCACCGCATTTAATATGGCATCAAAATTCTGTAATATTGCATCCTGTATTGCCATTATAATATCAAAAACAGCCTGTACAAAATCAGGTAAAGCGTCTACTAATGCCACACTCAAATCTACAATAGCTTGCGTTAATACTGGCAATAATTCTCTAATAATACTTGGTAGTTGGCTTCCTACCTCTTTTATTAGTGTAACAATACCATTTGTAATTTGTGGTGCCATTGTAGTAATTAAGTTAATAGCATCATTAACGACTATTGTCAAATTATTAAAGAAGGCATCTAAATCACCTCTACCAGCCAAAAACGCTCCAAAGGTTTCTTGCAAATCACTAAAGCTATTGCTTAATTGCTTAACCTGACCTTGTGGGGTTTCTGCTAACTTCTCATTAAACCCGCCATAATTTTGTGCTAAAACTTCAGCTAATACCGAAGCCCGCTCCATTTCAGTACCTTGTTGCAACAATTTTTTCTGGTTTTCATCTAATGTAACACCATAACGAGTTAAAGCTCCGACATTCCCAGTCATAACTTTACCCATTAAATTCGCCATTTGTGTTGCATCTTGTGTCGTGGCTTCATAACCTGAGGTAGCCGCAATTAAATCATTCATTGCAGGTGTTAATGTCTTAACAGCTTCTTCTGATAACATAAATGTACCAAGCTGGGCTTGTCCAGAAGCCATTACTTCATCACCTATAATCCCAGTACGTTGTAATTCAGAATTATAAGTCTTTAGTTGTTCTACTGCACCCTCAGCCCAATTTTGGTTTACGGCAACTTGTTCTAACTTCGCAAGGGCTTTTTCTTCTTCATTAAACGCATCAATAGCCTTCTTTGAAAAAGCTATTGCACTTGCAGTAGCAGTAGCAAAACCAGCCGCTAAAACTACACCTATTTTTTTAGCAGTTTTCCCGATTTTGCCACCCATACCTTCTACTTGTCGTTCAGTTGACGAAAGTTCCGATTTTACACCAGAATTGTCAAATGATAATTTTATGACTGCTTCGCCAATTGTTGCCATCTACTTCCCTTCTGCGAGTTTTTTCTCGCTTTTAAGTATTTGCACTGCTGTTTTTAATGATTTAGGGGCTTGCCCATGTTTATCTCTATTATTAGCACCTGCCACCGCACCTATAATAACACTCTCTAACACATACCTATTTTGTGCTTCTCTAGCACGCTCAGCCAAAATATATTTAGCCATATTCTTTTCATCTATTTCGCCATTTTTCCATGCTACATAGGCTTCATAACCAAATCTAGCTATAATCTCAGCAATATAAGCATCAATTTGGTTAAATTTTGCACTTTTTTTACCTTTAAGGTTCGCTTTTTTGACTTCTTCTATTTGTTTTTCGTTTAGGAAGTCCGATGCCCGACTCTCCCGTATTTTTGTCTTAACATTTTTTAAGGTTAAATCGGGCATCATCATTTATCTCCTAGGCGGACGGGCTAACTGTATCATAGTTGCCGGTGGTTACATTCAAACGCTTTTTAGCGGTTAAATCATAATCACCAAGTCTTGCGCTATACTGCGGATATCCATCTGAACTATGTAAAGCCGCATTATAGATAATCGGGTGGAGATTTAGGGTGATAGTTGGAGTATCACCAGTACCGATTTCAATATCATCATCTACGCTAGGTGCGCAACGAGTTAATTCAACATCAGCAGAAGAACCATCATCACAAAGACCCTGTGCAACAACAGACATATATTCGCCTTCAGTACAAATGTCAGTCCCGTCCCAAATGACATTGCCAGCAGTTGCACTAGCATCAGCATAGGTAGCAGCATTCCATTTTTGAATAGCCTGTCCCAAATTCTTAAAGGTGTCCATTAAGAACGTTATAGAGCCAGAAAAACTATCAAAAGTACCAGCAATAGATGACTCGGTAGAACCTAGACTTGAAGCTCTAGTGCGTTTTCGTGGAGCCACATTGATAGTCATAACAGTATCTTGACCAAGGTCATCAGCTTCTAGGGTAAAGACATCCCAAGTGCTAGTAGTGGAATCCCATTTACGGAACACTACTCTGCGAAGCTGTGTTATGTTTTGAATCATTTTAAGCCTTTCCTATATTAAAATTAGTATCATAAACCAGTTCTGCACTGGCAATCTTTACGACTAAATTATTTTCAGTCACCATCACATTCTGTGGAGTCGTTGTTGGGCGAATCCTTACGTTGGTAAATGAATAATTAGTGCCACCAACGCTTCCGGTCAACTCGCAAATGCACGGATTTGCTAAAAGCCAGTTTAAAATAGCTTCATGCACTGCTTCAGTTTTAGGCTTGTTGGCTAATGCTACATAAAAATCTACCGTAGAGCGTAAATTTAATCCTTTAGGTGAGTTCATAGCACTTCCCCCACGAGTTATCAACCAAACACCGCTAGCAGGTTTGCCATCTTTCCTTAAAGGGGCTTGTTCCCAAAAGCAATTTTCATCAATAACTAAATCAGCGACCCCCTCGGTAGCCATTTGTTCAAGAATTGCTAATGTTATCATTAAATTATATCTCCAAAGTATTTTTTCATATAATTGCCGTCCATAATCGTGTTCATAGCATTCTCCATATAATGCTCTGTATTAGAATCACGGTTAGGACCTTCCTCACGCTTCATGGCATAATCAACTTTATACCCTGCATAGCTTCCACCAGCTACGACTTCTAAAGTATCTTCTTTACTGGTTTCTTGTACTCTAATGGTATTTCTTAAAGCCCCTGTCAGATAAGGAGCATTTCTTCTAGCTTGACTGGCTATATCAAACCCCATTCTAAAAAGTCCTTTTACGGCATTAGGGTTAATGAGTGATATCTTAGCGTTGTCCCATTTCATAGTTACTTTAACTACGTCAGACATCCGCTATCTCCACCTCTTTGACTTTAAGTTCCAAATGTTCAATTTTACCAGTATGCTGGTTTTTGCCAACTCCAGCGTCCACTATCATATAGTACGAATCATTAGCACTATTATATAGCATATAATTAGCCACTAATGCGATTACAACTTGGCTAGTCATAAATAATTGATTTATTTCCTTTGGCATCTGGCAAGGCTTTACATAGATTAACATATCAGATGCAATTGTTTCAGGGGTAACATTGATATTTGAATTATACCCCTCATCTATAATCACATCGATAGTGCTAAGGCTAGTAAATTGGTTGCCAACAACTGTACCATGTTTACAAGTACCAATTTGCCAAATTCCAGATATTATGGCATTAGGAAACGCATCAAAAATTGAGATATCCATTGTAATAGTTCCCGC